TAATACCTTAGGAGAATTAAAAATGGCTTTACCTTCAGATACACAAGGAGCAGATTCACGCCTACAAGTACGCTTTTACAAGAAATCCGTACAACAAGAACAAGAATCCATAGACGCTGGCAGACCAATCTTCAAAGACTTTGATTTTGTACAAATCTGCGTTGCTGGCGATACCTTAACCGAAATCGACACTTATGCGTTACCTAGCCATAAGACCCGCTTTCCTATTCAATATGCTAATTACATGAATAGACAAGGAGCGCACGATGAGGAATTAGTAGGAACGCCTATAGCAGAATGGCCTTTAGTATCAAAAAGCCAAGCTGAAGAATTAAGGGCAATTAAGTTCCAAACGGTAGAATCTATTGCAAACGCTTCAGATCAACAGTTACAGCGCATGGGAATGATTGCAGGAATGTCACCTTATGCGTTTCGTGACAAGGCAAAGGCATTTTTAAATCTAGCAACAAGTTCAGCAGAAACCGACAAGCGTGAGCATGAAATTAACGCTTTAAAAGAAGAACTTGCCAAAAAGGAACTAGAAACTGCTAAAATAAAAGCAGAAACAGATGCGAAGTTAGCCTTAATGCAAGAGCAAATGGCTACTATACTTGCCGCTGTTGGTGAAAAGAAAACCCGTAAAAAAGCGGTAGCCACAGAGGAAGTTTAATATGTCATCAACGATGCTCCAACTAGTTCAGCAGACCACTAGCGAATTAAACCTTGCTATCCCCACCTATGTGGCGGGTAATACCAATCAAGATGTTCAACAGGTTCTAGCCTTAATGAATCGTGTTGGCTATGACTTGGTAAAAGAATACGATTGGCAAGCATTACAGTTGGAGTATCGGTTTTACACCACAGCGATTACCACGACCTGCGATACGATTAACAACACATACGATTTATTGAATGTTGGTAATGTCACGGGTCTAAACAATAATTACTCGGTAGTTGGTACAAGTGTTCCACAAGATACTTATGTAGAAAGCGTAGCAGGGTCTACCGTAACTGTTAGCCAGCTATCATCGGCTACTAGCGTAGGTGGAACTGTTACCTTCTCACAAACCAAGTATCCATTACCGCCTGACTTTGAAACCATTACGGATAATACCCATTGGGACAAAACAAAACATTGGCAGATGCTTGGGCCTGAAGATGCCCAACAATGGCAATGGCTAAAGTCAGGATATATCTCAACAGGCCCACGGATTCGTTGGCGTATTTTGGGTAACCAATTTCAAATTTGGCCACCCTACAACACACAAGAGTATCTAGGCTTTGAGTACCGTTCTAAAGGATGGGCTAGAAGTGTCACCGATCAAGTAAAAAACAGCTTTACTGTAGACACCGATACCACGGTGCTTGATGATACGGTCTTAGTTTTAGGTACAAAACTTAAGTATTTCCAAATCAAGGGGTTTGATACTACTGCCCTACAAGCTGATTATTACCGCTATTTGAATGTTGCTAAAGCCAACGACAAAGGCTCTGCTACCCTATCGTTTGCACCATACCCAAGCAAAGTCTTAATTGGTTACGCTAACATTCCTGATACTGGCTACGGGTCATAATGGCGGTCGCTCAACAAAGAAGGGCAGTTACCGCTTCTCTACCATCCCCTATTGGGGGTTGGAACGCTAGGGATTCGCTTGCTGAAATGAACCCCTTAGATGCGGTTCAGATGGTTAACTTCTTTCCTACGCCTACGGATGTAACCCTTAGAAAAGGGTTCACCAAAGTATCGACAGGTATTACTGGGGCGGTTTTATCCCTAATGAATTACAGTAGCCCAACAGGTAGCAAGTTGTTTGCGTCTACGGCTACGATTATTTACGATGCAAGTACCTCAACGGCTACCTCTAGTCTTACAGGCAATACCGATGGTAAGTGGATTCATTCCATGATTACGACTGCGGGTGGCTCATTTATGCCAGCCGTTAATGGGGTTGACCCGATGGTGGTTTATGACGGCACAAGATGGTCTAGAAGTGCTACGACAAGCACCGCACAGACTATTTCAAGCATTACTAGGGGTGGCACAGGTAACCTAACCGCTACCCTAGTAACTGCCAGCGCACATGGTTTAGTGACAGGCAATACCATCACCGTAGCTGGAGCAACACCCGCTGAATTTAACGGTACTTACCGTATCACGGTCACGAATGCGACAACCTTTACCTACACAATGACCACCGCCCCAAGCGGTAATGCGACTGTTGTAGGCACTTACACGATTAATTACTTTATTACAGGTCTAAATTCCAACACATTTGCTTATGTAAACCTGTTTAAAGAGCGTCTTTACTTTGTACAAAAGAATAGTTTGAGCTTTTGGTACTTGCCTGTTGACAGTATTAACGGGGCAGTAAGCGAATTCCCTCTTGGTGGCATCTTTAAAAAGGGTGGTTACCTACAAGCGATGGGAACTTGGACTATTGACGCTGGATACGGGGTCGATGACCTAGCCGTATTCGTTACAAGTAACGGGGAAGTCGCTGTTTACAAGGGTTCTGACCCATCCGACCCGAATGATTGGGCATTAGTCGGTATTTGGAACATCGGACAGACTTTTGCCCGTAAATGCGTATTTAAATTTGGTGGTGACATTCTACTTTTGACCGAAGATGGCTTAGTACCCCTATCCGCAGGACTTCAGTCTACCCGCCTAGACCCACGAGTTAACATTACTGACAAGATTTTCTACGCAATTAACCAAGCTGCCGACCAATACTCTACAAATTACGGCTGGCAAATGAATTACTTTGCTAAACACAATATGTTGATTCTTAATATCCCCGTAACAGGGGGTTCTGAGCAATATGTAATGCACAATATTACTAAATCATGGGGAAGATTTACCAATATTAGTGCTAACTGCTGGGAATCTAGTGGTGACGATATGTATTTTGGTGGAACTGGTTTTGTAGGCAAGTTTTACGACACTTTTGCTGATGATGGCACAAATATTAAGGGCTTTGTACAGCAAGCCTACTCGTATTTTGAGTCTAGGGGGCAACAAAAACGCTTTACCCTAGTACGCCCTATCCTACAGACAGATAACGGCTTACCGACCGTTCTATGCGGTTTAAGCACCGATTTTGATACAGTTGAATTGACTAGCCAAATATCCTTTAACCCCGCTATTCTACAAACTGGTGAATGGGACTTAGATACATGGGATAACGCCAACTGGGGCGGTGGTTTAGTAATTACTAAGATATGGCAAGGCGTGACAGGATTAGGCTATGCAGGGTCAGTTAGCCTAAATGTTGCATCGCAAGGTATTGAATTTCATTGGGCAAGTACGGATTATGTAATGGAAAAAGGTGGAGTTATTTGAGGACAGTTACGACTGATAATCAACGCTATTTAGGCGAATGGTTAGTCAGAATCCTTAACTTTCCCCTACCTGAAACCACCCAATGTATCGGGCAGATGAAGGATGGTAATTTAGTAGCAGTAGCGGGATACACCAATTTTATGCCAAAGGCGTGTGAGATTCATATTGGTAGTGTTGGTGAGCATTGGGCTAGTAAAGATTTTATATGGGCGGTGTTTGATTACCCCTTTAATAAACTCGGTGTTAGCGTTATACTAGGTCAAATCTGTAAGGACAATGAAGATGCCTTACGATTAAACCGACACCTTGGTTTTAAAGTGGTAGCCGATATACCTGATGCCCACATGAGTGGTGATTTAGTGATTATGGCTATGAGAAAAGAGGAGTGTCGGTTTCTTAACATCCGATGCTCTCTAAACAAGGGAGAATAGTATGGGTGGTGGTGGATTTTTAGGATTAGGGCCTGCTCCGAGTGCGCCTGCACCCCCTGATTACAGGGCAGCGGCACAAGAAACAGCGGCAGGTAATATTGATGCGGCACGGGTTGCTACTGCGGCTAATCGGGTTAATCAAATCACGCCATACGGCAGTCTTAAGTACGATATTACTGGTTCTGATCCTTATGGAAACCCTACTTATACCGCTACACAGTCGTTAAGTCCTGCCCAACAACAGCTTTTAGACTATCAAAACCAAGCTAGTATTGGATTGGGAAAACTTGCAGGTCAAGGTTTAGGGTATGTAGAAAATATGCTACAAACCCCGTTTGATACAAGCAAACTACCGACCACAGGGTTTAATCCTAGCCAAAGCTATCAAGATGCGTATATGCAACGCCTTGCCCCACAGTTACAACAAGGGCGTGAACAGGTACAACAACGATTGGCTAACCAAGGCATTGATATTGGCTCTGAGGCGTATAACCGAGCCATGATGCAACAAGCCCAGCGTGAGAATGACCTTCTCTTAGGGGCAACTACCCAAGGCTTTGGTGTTGGTCAACAAGCCCGTCAGTCTGCTTTACAAGAACAAGCCTACCTGAGAAACGAGCCATTAAACACCCTATCTGCGGTGCGTACAGGCGCACAGGTACAAGGCCCACAATTTGTTAATTCATACAACCAAGCAACAACGCAAGGCCCTGATATATTAGGTGCATCACAGATGGGATACAACGCCCAAATGGGTGACTTTAACGCTAAACAAGCCGCCCAAGCTAACCTTAATCAAGGTTTT